CAAGAGGGCTTTGAACAGTCCTTTATTGAGGTTCAATACTGCGCTTACATAAAACTCAGCACTGGAGATGCCATAGAAATAGCTGAGGAGCGCATGAAAGAGCTTAACAGAGGACAGGACAAAGAGTCCGATATTATAATCACTCGTTCACTCATTGACTAATTCACACACACAAAACACACACTACCACTATGAAAAACCAATCAAAAATATACCTATTTTTCGAGCTACCACTTTGCATATTAACAGGCTTGCTTTTCGGATATTTCTTATATTTGATGGCTTAACTTTCACCAATAACAACCACACACACAACACACAAACAATGCACTATTATAAAGAAATACACGAAATCGCAGGGCGCGACGTTTACGCCTACCGCGTAGAGAATAACAACATGGGAAGCGCGCGCTGGGTTGTTCATTTCCTCGACCTATTAACACAAGGCGAAATTGACAAAGCGGAAGCGGAAACCAAAGCACTAAAAGAGGCGCACCCTCATCAATGGTTCTCTGTTACTGATGCACTATATGAGAAAGCACTTGCTAAGGTTCGCGAAGTTGGCGGGCGCAAGTATCGTGCTAAATGGTTTGGTGGTGGTTTTGTCATTCAAAGCCACAATTTACGCTTAGACCTAGAGCAAATCTTTGCTTAATCACACACACAAACACACAATGAAAACACAAATTAAAAAATACCCATTCAATGAAGGGGACGATTACTGGACAGTAGAAGATGGCGTTCTAGAATGTTCTTGCTGGGATGATATAAGCGAGGAAATGTTTGACGAAAATTCCAACAGAATCTTTTATTATGTTGAGGGAGGTTTGATTGCTATTACTAAGCTACATTCTCAAGACAATGCGACTGGTGAGCGAACCTTTATCAGTCAGCTAGTTTGCTCAGGCACTCACCAATTTAGAAAACACAAATAAACCACACAAACGACCACTATGAAAGCACCTAAAGACTTCCCTGAACTACACTCAGCAGTAATCCCATGTAATTCATGGGTATGCACTCATCCGAAAGGCACAAAGCAAGCCGAGACATACAGCCGAGACAAGGCACTTGAAGCACACTCTAAGGGCTGGACAGTCAAGACGGCATATCAACACCTTGTAGACCTAAACAACTAATCATAAACCACACACAAAAACACACTATGAAACGTAAATTCTTATCTACTACTACTATAAACCGTCACACGGAGCCAAATTGCCGCTGGGTAAACGTCGATGACAAGGGTTGGATTGACGGTGAAACGCCCGTTGAAGACTTCGGAATGTTCTTCTTTTCTGACATAAAATGCACGCCAAGCGAAGCTATGGAAGTTTTCTATGCGCTTATGCTTGAAGACGAAGGTGAGTTTGATTACTATGGAGACCCTATAACAGACAAACCAGAAGACGAACTTAAAAGCGAAAACTCACGGACAATCTATGCCGCTTTGCGTTCTTAAACACTACTAATCACACACACTATGAAACTATCAGACAATCAAATCTTAGCAATTTGCACCATTGCCAGCATTATAACTGCAATCTTTTGCGCTTGCTATGCCTTGCATAAGCTTCAACTCTAATCATACACACAAACTGAGCGCGACAGCGCGACCACTATGAAAACAAACAAAGAAACAGATAGGCAAATCGAGAGTGCATTTATTGTATTCTCTTGCATCATCGCGGCAGGAATACTGCTAATAATAGCCATAATAATGGAGAACCTATAACACACAATGAAAACACGAACACACACAATTCTATTTGGCACCGCTTGCCCAAGTTTTGAAGACTGGGCTAAGACTTCAGACATACCTTATGAAACAGAAGTTGGGGCTTACGTCGTAGACTGGTATGATGTAACGCATTGTAAGACACCTAGCCCTTACTTAAGCGAGCTACAGCAGGCGTTCAAAGACAACCCAGATTTTGACCGCATAACCCTCGACGTAGTTTAAACCATGAAATACACCTACACAATCAAAATGGACAACGAGCAAGGGACGCGCTGTCGTGTCGCTGTGGCTTTCCATGCGGACAGCTTCAAGAGGTTCGCGGGTTTCACTTCAATACACTCGGACGTTCCTATCTACGACGAAGACTTAGCCCACCTAGAGCAATTCGTGGTGGAAGCTAAAGACAAATGGGTTGCAACAAAACCTTTATCCTAAACAATCACAAATAATACACAAACAATGAGCTTTAACGTATGGAATGAATCACCGCGCTCTATTACTGAGATAATAGAAGACCTTGAGTTTGAAAATAAGCAGCTTAAAGCCGTCATCCGAGACAAGGACAGACAGCTAGAGCAACTCACGATTAAAACAGTAGATGACTGGCAAACATGGAGACCTTATAGCGACCATGAGAGTTAAAAATAGACGTAATCTGTTCAGGGCTGTGCCTATAAAGGTGCATAGACCATCGACCATCCTAAATAACGCTGAGCAACAGCACATAGACAAAAACTGGAAAGCTTTTTGGGCAAGACGTGGATACACTAAGCCGCCTGCCGTAAGTGCCTACATATTAGGCGTTTTTGACTTACCGACACCTAAAAATGGGCAAGCGTAATGTTATAACATAACTCCTATTGACATTTGTTTTCAAATCTGAAACTGTTTCAAACGTGAAACTATTAAGTTTAAAGGGGAGATAACTAATAGATGCCAAAGACTAAAATTAAAGTATCAAGAATTATAACAATACCATATTTATTTACATTAGTTATCCTAAATGATAACGACGGGAGAATAAAAAATGTCTGTTTTAAAACTCATTGGTTTAATCGACAAGGTTGATGAATATATAGGACACCACTCGGTTCGTGACATAAAGGTGCTTGCGTATCTTTACCAGTCTGAGCATAGTGTGGTTTTCTATCAATCTATAATCAAAGACCTAGAATTATCAGCAGTCGGAGTCACTAGAAGCCTAAAAGTATTAATCGACCGCGATATGATTACATTATCTATGGACACCGAAGACACACGAAAGAAAAGCGTATCACTTACCGACAGGGGGAACGCACTTAAACTACACATAATAGAAATATTGGGGGACACACATGGCAGTTAGAGCAAATCATAATAAGTTCCTAGCCGACTTCATGTTGGACGGAAAGCGTATTAAAAGACAGTTTGACACCGAGATAGACGCACAGGCGTTTGAGGTGGAGACACGTAGGCAGCATCAATATGGTCAGCCCTTGGAAGCCGTTGAAAAGGCTAAGGCATACACGCTAGGACAGATGTTAGACAAAACCTTTGTTAAATACTGGCAACATAAGCCCAACGAGGAGGTCAGCCTAATAAACATGAAGATTATTGAGAAGTTCTTCCTGCCTATGACACCTTTAGACTCTATCACGACCGAGAAGGTGGATGATTTCATAATGTTTCTTCAAAACAAGGGCAACAAGCCATCCACCATCAATAGTAAGCTCTCAACACTCAGTAAGTGCATACGTTTTGCTAACGACCGAGGTTACATCAAGGTAAAACCTAAGATAGAGAGACCTAGAGTGGGCAACAACGCTCGCTTGCGTTTCTTTAACCTTGAGGAAGAAACCCTTATCATAGACCTGCTTACCGAACACGGCAGGAAGGACTTTAGGAACTTCTTTATCTTCTCAATCGACACAGGCATGAGACCTAGTGAGGCACGAGGCATACACACAAGGGACGTAAGGTTGGATGACCAACTAGGATGGGTGGTAGACATCAAGTCAGTTAAAAACACCGCAGGAACGACCTTGCCACGCACCCTGCCCCTAACTGACCGAGCCGTGAGAGCCTACAACAAACTACTGGATGGCTCCGTGTATCCCTTTGCTAAGTTTGACAAGCCAACCATAAGAAAGAACTGGGATTGGGTCAGAGCAGCTACGGGTCACACTCATGAAGCCGACAAAGAGTTTGTGTTCTATCTTACAAGGCACACTTGCGCATCACGCATGGTGCAACGAGGTATCAACCTTGCCATCGTTCAGAAGTGGATGGGTCACAAGACAATCCAGACCACATTGATTTACGCCAAGTTAATCCCTACTAATTTGCTTGACGCTAGAGATGCACTTAATTCAATTAAAGAAAACACCTTATGAGAACATCAACAATACTAATCAAGCAAGCTGCAAAGCTTAAGACACCTAAACCTAAAACCAAACCTAAAACTAAATATGCCCGCAAAAAAAAGTAAGTCACTATACGCACCTGATACCGAAAGTATTTTAACACGAGGACTTAATTCTATGACCAAGGCTTGTGATGCCTTGACAAAACAAAATGAGACCCTTAATAACGACATCGAGGGTTTAAAGTCTAAGATTAAACGACTCAGTGAACGTGTTTTAATTGATAAAGGTAACGACAGTGATGTTAACTAACATAGATACAAAAAAGTTAGGGACAAACCACGGACAAATCAGGGACAATCTTACGTTATTTTTGTCCCTAATATCAATTTCTTTCGCTGAGTTTTTTCGTTGTAAGTCTTTGATTTCTCTAGAGAATATGGAATATGCGAGCGTGGCGGAATGGTAGACGCACTGGACTTAAAATCCACGTTATTTAATAACACAATTGAAACTATATAAAACTCACCCTATACACTAGACCAAATATTTATTTCATTTATGAAAGTAAATTGATTTCGTTGTCCGTATAGGGACAATCACACTTATGCTAAATCAACAAAAACTCAATGCCGATATGTCGGAAATTGGCAAGGGTCGCTATCGAAATAAAATCGAAAGTGCCAAGGCAAGAGAGGTTGAGGGAGAGACAAAGTATGGGCAGAGATTGATGCGAGGAGCGTTACCATTATTAGCCAAAGCGATTGAAGATTCTTTCATCACATGGAAGAAACCAAAGACTAAAGCTAGGTGGCAAATTGATATTGTAAAAGCTAAAGCGCCTGTGATTGCGTTCATAACAATCAAGGCAGTCATCGATAGCATTACCTTGAGGAAACCAATGAGCAGTGTAGCTGCCTTTGTGGGTGCAAGAGTTGAAGATGAAATAAGATGTTCGTTCTTAGTTAGGAATAATCCTAAGGGTGAAGGCATCATCTTGGGTGCAAAGCGTAAGCGAGGCGGTCTTGGTAATACAAGGCGGCACATCAGACGTTCAATGCTCCATGAAACCGATAAGGGATTGATGCCAGAATGGGAGGGGTGGAGACAACGAGATAGATTAAGTTGTGGTCTAAACTTAGTAGAGATACTCAGGGTAAGCACTGGGTTAATAGAATATATCTATGTGCAAGACGGGAAGCGTAAGAAGAAGTCCCCTACTAGATATGTAACGGCAACGAAAGAAACACTACAGTGGATTGAGGATTATAACACCGACCGTGAACTCCTTGAGCCATTTTGGCTACCAAGCGTGGAACTCCCAACACCTTGGCAGTCTGTTTGGGAAGGTGGGTATAGCTCCTCCGACACCTATCTTCCCAAACTTCCTTTTATCAAGTCCACTAACATGGATTACATCAGGTCTATCAAAGGTAAGCTAGAAGAACCGATGGAGGCGTGTAACCTCATACAGAATACACCTTGGACAGTGAACGATAATGTCTACAAGGTGATGGACTGGGCTTGGAAAAACAATGTGCAAGTAGGTGAGCTACCTAGCCGAGAGGATGAAGAACTACCAGATATTCCTAGTGACTTTCATGACAACCCTGATAGTAATACTACATGGAGACGGATTGCAGCAGGTATCTATGGTCGCAACCTATCGACACGTAGCAAACGACTACTTACGTCCAAGACTTTATATGTAGCAGAGAAACTAAAAGGTAATCGTTTCTTCTATCCTAGTAACTGTGACTTCAGAGGTAGGGTTTACAACGTCCCTGCTTTTCTTGGTGTTCAAGGCACTGATATGTCACGAGGACTCTTGCAGTTCTATCGGTCTTGTAAGATTAAGAATGACAAGGATGCAAGGTGGTTAGCCATACACGGAGCCAACACCTTTGGTAATGATAAGGTATCACTTGATGAGCGTGTTAAGTGGGCTTACGACTTTGGCAAGATAGCAATAGACATTGCCCAGAATCCTACCGAACACCTTCTATGGACAGAGGCATCTACCCCTTGGCAGTTCCTAGCGTGGTGCTTTGAATGGCGTAACTACATGGTCAACAAGAAGATAGACAGCTTCTTACCAGTGAACATGGATGCCACCAACAATGGATTGCAGATACTTTCAATGCTTACTCGTGATGAGTATGGGATGCAAGCAACCAATGTTCTCCCAACCAATACACCTGCTGACATCTACCGAGTGGTGTCCGACAAGGTTGTTGAGCAGCTTAAGATAGACTTACAACAAGGCGTTGCATTTAGTCAGCAATGGTTAGACTTTGGGTTAGACCGCAAGACAACTAAGCGTCCTGTCATGTGTTACAGCTATGGTCTTACACCCTACTCTAATCGTGCCTACATCAATGACTGGTATGACGAGACTATTCACAAGGACACAACTAAGCCACGCTTTGACGAGGGCATAAAGTATAAAGCCATCCACTATCTATCTACACTTGTATGGAATGGTATTGAGTCAGTCCTCGATAGACCTAAGCAGTGTATGCAGTGGTTCCAAGAATGTTCTAGACTCATCTCAGAACAACAACGAGCAATGAGTTGGGTAAGTCCGAGTGGTTTCCCAGTGCATCAAGAGTATCACAAGTTACACGAGAAAAAGATAAGCACTTGGATTGGTGGGACTGCTACACACGTTACTTTTTATGATACCAAGGATGAAATCTCATCACGGAAACAATCTAATGGTGTCAGTCCTAACTTTGTTCACGCACTAGATGGTGCTGCGTTACACAAGTCAGTCATTCAGTGTAACCAACAAGAAGACATATACGATTTCAGTATGGTTCATGACAGCTATGGGACGCACTCAACGAACTGCGACAAGATGAGTAGGGTTATAAGAAATGTCTTCTATGAGATGTTTAGTGTTGACCTCCTCCAAGATTGGAAACATCAATTACAAGTCAACAACACCGACATAACATTCCCAGACCCACCAGCCTATGGAAACGCTGACCTCACACAACTCAAGGACAGCGAGTATTTTTTCAGCTAATGCAATTAATTCTAATAATCAGAAAGGAACGCAAATAAATTATGGCAAATACAATAACAACACCACAGGGTAAAGCAGTTTACCCACGTATCGATACACCCGACACAAAGTTCAACGAAGACGGCTTGTATTCTTGCAAGCTTCACGTAAGTGAGGATGACTTCAGTGCTTTTGAGTTGGGCATCGATAAATTATATGACGCAGCGTATGACGCTGAGTGCAAAGCTCATGGTAAGAAGCTGAAGAAATCAGCGAACAAACCAGTAAGGATTACTCCTGATGGGGACTATGAGATTTTTGCCAAGCAGGTAGCTCAAAGGCAGACTAAAACAAGAGGACTCATTGAGTTCACTGTTGTCTGCTTTGATAGCCAAGGAAGTAAAATCGCCACACCAAAAGTAGGTAGTGGTTCTGAACTTAAACTTGCTGTTGAGCCAAACTTCTGGTTCATCCCAAGCCAAGGGTTCGGATACACACTACGTCTCAAGGCAGTCCAGATTATGGAGTTGGTTGAGTATGGCGGTGGTTCTTCGGACAGCTACGGTTTCGGTAAAAGTGATGGGGGATATACAGGGGAATCCTTCAACGAAACATTTACGGAAACGAATGAGACATCGTCGGAAACAGCACCGTTCTAAATCTCCCTATCGTTCAGGTTTCGAGGAGAGAGTAGCTGCCGCACTTAAAGATGCGAAGGTTGCTTTCTCCTACGAAACCCTGCGATTGGAATATTATAGGACAAGCCACTACAAACCTGATTTTATTTTACCCAACGGAGTTATTCTTGAAGTTAAAGGTTATTTTCTACCCAGCGATAGGACTAAACACAAGCTCGTTAAAGAGTGCCATCCAGAGTTGGACATCAGGTTTGTATTTCAGAACGCACACAACACTCTTAGTCGAAAGAGTAAAACAACATACGCACAATGGTGTGACACTCATGGGTTTCTATGGTGTCACAAAGAAATACCAAACACATGGATGATTTAACACCGCTAAAAACACACCAACCTTGCCCAGACTGCGGCAGCAGTGACGCACTTACATTAAACACCAACGGAACAACTAAATGTTATTCGTGTGGTGACTTTACTACCACCAATGACACTGTTGTTGGAGAGGTAGCAGACAATTTCGTTAAGGGTAAAATCATGCCACTTCCCAAGAGGGGTATTCATGAAGAGACCTGTAAGAAATACAACTATAGGATAGGAGAAGTTAATGGACAGACCGTCCACATCGCCAACTATTACGACTTAAATAAAAAAGTTGTTGCCCAAAAATATCGTTACGCTGATAAGACATTCAAGTGTAACGGTTCTCCTACTCACTTCTTCGGACAGCACCTATTCCCCAATGGTGGTAAACGATTAGTAGTCACCGAGGGTGAGATAGATTGTCTTACAGTTAGTCAGGTTCAGAATAACACTTGGGAAGTGGTTTCTCTTAGCTCTGGAGTGCAGAGTGCAAAGTCATTATTCAAACGTCAGCTTGAATGGTTGAATAAGTTTGAAGAGATTGTGCTTATGTTTGACTCCGATGAGGTGGGCAAGCAAGGCATGGAAGATGTAGCTCACATCATACCAGCAGGTAAATGTAAGATTGCTAACCTACCCATGAAGGATGCTAACGAATTGTTGTTAGCCGAGCAGCCCAAAGAAATACTAAAGGCTATATGGAACGCCAAGGTGTGGGGACTAGANGCAATCGTAGGTGGAGATGAGTTATATGAAAGGCTTACATCACCTAAGAACTTTGAGTCTATCCCTTATCCTTTTGAGGGATTGAACAAGGTCACTCGTGGTATCCGCACTGGAGAGATAATTACCTTCTGTGCTGGCAGTGGCATAGGTAAGTCACAGATATGTAAGGAAGTAGCTTACAACATACTTACCACCACCGATAAGAAGATAGGATACATAGCACTAGAAGAAAGTGTTGAGAGAACTGGGAATGGTATCATTGGTTTACATCTCAATAAATTACTACACCTAGATAACTTCGATGCTAATGAGGAATACAAAGCAGCATACGAAGCTACCGTGGGTAATGGTAGATTCTTTTTATATGACCACTGGGGTTCTCTGGAAGGAGACAAACTTNTTGGTCACATAAGATACATGGCTAAGTCATTAGATGTTGAGTACATAGTTCTCGACCACATCTCAATCGTTATCTCAGGTAGCTCTGAAGGTGANGAACGTCGGATGATAGACAACCTAATGACAAAGCTTCGTGCCTTGGTGGAAGAGTGCAAGATGGGTGTCATACTTGTCAGTCACTTGAAGCGACCAGAAGGTAGAGGACACGAAGACGGTGCAACCACATCGGTAGCACAACTCCGAGGGTCGGCAGGTATCGCACAACTAAGCGATATGGTTATTGGTTTAGAGCGGAACCAACAAGACGCAGAGAGTAAACATCTCACATCAGTAAGAGTCCTGAAGAATAGATTCAGTGGTGATACTGGTGTTGCTTGCAACTTAAGGTGGCAAGTAGAGACAGGGCGATTAACAGAGGAAAAGTTTATAGAGGGAGAGACAGGTGAAAATTACTTTTAAATTATGGAATATTGTTCAAACTTCAGATACGACCTCAAGGTGGGACAGATTGCTGAGAAGCAAGTGGCTGACCTTTTACAAGACAAAAAGATTGAGGTCAAAAGAGACCTTAAAGCGAAGACTACTGGCAACCTATATATTGAATATGAATCAAGGGGGAAGCCCTCTGGTATCTCTCGCTCCGAAGCAGACTACTGGTGCTTTGCTTTCGAGAATCTTTTCATCTTTATTGAGACAACCAAACTCAAGGAGATGATTGAACCAATGAAGGGCAGCACTATGGATAAACGAGGTGGAGACAAGAACTCCAGCAAGGGCATCCTATTACCACTAGAACGATTAACAGAACTTAAAAACAATGGAGAGCTTAGTTGATGAAGCGATACGATTTGATGGTTGCGATGATGCAATCATTGGTCACGATAATAGAGGTTACTTAGTCTATTCGTACGCAAAACTTATCGAAGTATTTATGTCGCAAGGCATGACAGATGAGGAAGCAGTAGAATGGATTGATTACAACGTCGTGGGTATAATGCCACAGAACTACACAATAACATATGAACACACTGACATTTGATATAGAGACAAACGGAATTAAAAACTGGGCAACACTGAGTGACCTAGACACGCTACATTGTTTATCCATCTACGAGTCATACACTCAAGAGATGAGCAGCTACAGCACAGTAGCAGGTAACATTGAAGAAGGACTTGAGAAGTTAAGCAACGCTAATACTATTGTAGGACACAACGTCATAGGCTTTGATGTCCCTGCCCTTCGTAAGTTATATGGGTTCACTCACGACAACGTGATAGACACCTTGGTGTTAGCTCGGTGTATCTTCCCAGATGTACGCAACGATGACTTTAAGCGTGTAGACTTTGATACTAAACTAATAGGCTCACACTCACTCAAGGCTTGGGGAACTCGACTAGGTATCCTCAAGGATAACTATGGTGAGACAGCGGACTGGTCAAAGTGGACACAAGAGATGCAAGATTACTGCGAGCAAGATGTTCGTGTGACTTCTGCTTTGTATCTGTGGTTAAAGTGCAGACATCCATCAGAGCAAATGATAGAGCTTGAGCATAAGTTCGCTATAGAAATGCGTCTCCAAGAATACAACGGGTTTCCTTTTGATAATAGAAAAGCTGTTGAACTTATGGAGAGACTGATGCTTGAGAGGTGCGAGATAGAGTCAGAGTTACAAAAAGCTTTTCCTCCTATCGTTGAAGAAACTAAAAGTTTCCAATGGCAGAACCGAAACGGTGATGTCTTTCCCACAAAGAAAGCTATGCTAGAGGTAGGTTACAAAGCTAACGATTGTATTAAGGGTGACCGCAAAACTAAATCTATTCCATTCAACCCCAACAGTCGTGACCAAATATCTGCTAGGTTAATGGAGCAAGGATGGAAGCCTGATGCGTTTGATGGTAAGCGTCCTGCTATAAACGAAAGCGTTCTTAAGGACATTAACACTGCGGAGTCTCTCAAGCTACTACAGTTCTTGACCATCTCCAAAAGACTTGGACAACTCATGGAAGGTAACCAAGCGTGGATTAAGTTAGAGCGTGAGGGTAAGATACATGGTGGTATAAATACTAATGGTGCTATCAGTGGTCGATGCACTCATCAATCACCAAACGTAGCTCAAGTCCCATCCGTCCGTAGTCCCTATGGTGGTGAGTGTAGAGAACTATTCACTGCACCAAAGGGTAAAGTATTAGTAGGATGTGACGCTAGTGGTTTAGAACTACGATGCCTTGCCCACTATCTATACCCGTGGGACAACGGTAAGTATGCTAAGACTATCCTTGAAGGTGACATCCACACAGCTAATCAGAAAGCAGCAGGACTAGAGACAAGAGACCAAGCTAAAACTTTCATCTATGCCACACTGTATGGTGCAGGTGATGCCAAGATTGGTTCTATTGTTGGTGGTAGTTCTAAAGAAGGCAAGCGCCTCAAGGGTAACTTCAAGAAGAACCTACCAGCATACAGCAAGTTAGTAACAGCAGTCGAAGCTAAGGTCACATCAGTCGGTTCACTTATCGGTCTTGATGGACGTAGGTTACCTTGTCGTTCAGCGCACTCAGCACTCAACTTACTGTTGCAGTCCGCAGGTGCAGTCATAATGAAACAAGCCCTAGTGAACTTTGTGGCAGAGGCTCCAAGGTTCTATCTAATGCACGCTAATGTTCACGACGAGGTGCAGTTTAGTTGTGACGAGAAGGATGCTCCAGTTCTTGGAGAGTTATTCGTCAAAGCAATTACCAAAGCAGGTGATGACTTGAACTTCAAGTGTCCTCTTGATGGTGAATATAAAGTAGGAAACAACTGGAAGGATACACACTAATGGCTAAAGAACACTTAGTAAAAGAATCTATTGTGCTGGGTCTAGATGTTAAGATTGATGAGCTTAAGCAAACTCTCAGTAGTCTAGAGCTACAACGTATTCACTTAGTCAAACTTATAACCAAACTAGAAACATTCAAAAAAGAAATATGAGCGGTAAAACAATAATGATAGATGGCGATATGATTATATATCGTGCAGCGTTTTCATCAGAGGTGGAAACTAAATGGGATGACAATACATGGACACTCCATTCATCGGAAGCAGAAGCCACTGCAAAGGTAGACGAACTCGTTGAGACTATTATGAAGAAGTTAAAAGCTACTGACTACATCACTTGTATTAGTAGTAAGACAAATTTCCGTCATGACCTCTATCCAGACTACAAGGCTAACCGTTCAGCCAAACGTAAGCCGTTGTGTATCAAGGCATTAACTGAGTATATGTATGACTACCATAACGGGTTGATTGTAGATAACTTAGAAGCTGATGACCTCATCGGTGTTCTCTGCACTAGGAACCCCAAGGATACCATAGCGGTTAGCGGTGACAAGGACTTCGGCACACTTCCTATCACTTGGTATAACCACCTGAAGGACGAGATTACTAAGACAGGAATAAGAAAAGCTAAACGCTTCCACCTTATCCAAACACTCACGGGTGACCCTGTTGATGGCTACAAAGGTCTCAAGGGTGTTGGCATTAAGACCGCAGAAAAGATATTAAACAAGAATGGTGCTACGTGGAAGACCGTTGTTAATGAGTATAAGAAGCATGACCTCACGGAAGAGGATGCCCTACTCACGGCACGACTAGCCTACATCCTACAGAAACAGCATTACAACTTAGAAACTAAAGAGATAAAACTATGGACACCGAGAAAGTAACATTACCTGATAGTGGTAAACGCTCAGAGTTTGACACAGGTGCAGTGAGAGATGCGATGGAGGGAAAAGGGATGCCCTCTTTGTTACCCATAGCTGCACTACGCGCTGCCTCTAAACGCTTTGAGGATGGAGCTAATAAGTATGGTCGCGACAACTGGACTAAGGGTATTCCACTAAGTAGATACATAGATAGTTTGTATAGACACCTATGGCAATTCATCGAAGGAGATGAGAGTGAAGACCACGCAGGTGCTATCGTTTGGAACGCTATGTGTCTGGTTCAAACTGAGGAATGGATTAAGAATGGTAAGTTACCTAAGTCGTTAGATGACATAAGGAAGAGGGAATATGAAGTATCGAACCAAGAAGAAAGGTAATTATGGCTGACTCATTTCCCCCAATACACCCACAAATACTTAAGGCTTTGGTCGAAAACTTCCCCCAAAAAGATTTCGATACGAGTAAGTCATTAAGAGATATGGACTTTCATAATGGACAACGCTCGGTCATTAATTTCCTTACCCATCAATTCGAAGTTCAAAACGAAAACATCCTAACGAAAGAATAATACCATGTGTATGTCAGACCCTAAAGTCCCAGACCCAGTTAAACCACCCGCTCCTCCTCCCCCTCCTACTAAGATGGCTAAGACGGTAGAGAACAAAGCTCTTAAGAACCGCAGTGGTGGCTCTAAAAAGAGTGGTACTTCTGCTCTTACTATTCGTCGCTCTACAGTCAACACTGGCTCAAGTGGCACAGGTGCAAATATAGCTTACTAATATAAATGGCAGACAAAACCCTAACGGTAAACGGTCAACCTTTCACATTCAATCGTGATAAGTTTGCAGGTGTAAGAACTATGACGGTCAACGGGGAGACAGTTACAGTAGACCGCACAGCACAAGTAATAGATTCAGACCGCAAGGGTGAGTCTCGTCCTCTACTAAGTAAAGTAGTTGGTGGGGCAGCAGCCGCATATTCTCTAAGAGACCTCAACGACAAGCAAGGAAACAACAAGGTTGTCCGCGTTCGTCGTGCTAGTGATAACCACGAGCGTGACTTCGTAGCCAAGGAGGTATCTAACGGTACACTCACTGACTGGGTAAATACTCAAGTCGTAGCTCCACTTGACCTAAAGGCTCTTACAGCTACAGGTCGTGATGGAGCCTACCAGATAGCAAAAGCCGCTTACTCCCTTCGTAGCCTAGGAACACGACAGGCTACCATAACATCAAGCGGCGACACTGATGGTGATACATCAGGCAAGTTCGTTATACAGGCTCGTCGTAATGTTGACGGAAAGATTAAGTCCTTCACGGCTGACGAGGTTACCGATGGAACGCTTACATCCTTTGTAAACGAGAGCTTTACCTCAAGCCTACCACTTGATGTGGCTGGTTCAGCGGCGGCGGCTTATGGACTTCGTAACCTTAGCTCTAGCTACACAGGTAATGTTGTAGAGGTTCGTCGTAGCTCTGACAATACTACAAGAGACTTCACGGCGGCTGAGGTTACCGATGGGACACTTGTTAGTTTTGTTACTGAGTCCTTCCAAAAAACATTAAGCGTTCAAGGCGACGGTCAAGATTCAACTTGGGACGTAACGGTTGTAGATAATTCTAATTATACTATTGATTGCAATAACAACACTTCTACAAAGTTTTGTCGATTATTTTCTGGTAATATTAATGGAGGAACAAAATACAGGGCAGAATTTGATTTTACGACTAACTCTGGCAATGCTTCTAACCTAAAATTAAATAGGAGTAGTCCCTTTTTATATAAAAACATAGTAGAAGGTAGTAACTCAATAGAGTTTGATTTTACCGAATCTACTCTTTTTATGTTTCGTATATCGGCTGGAAGCAACGTATTTAACGCTACGATAAGTAACCTTACTGTTACAGCGATTGGTAACGACGGCTTCGTTAAAACTTGGTATGACCAATCAGGAAACAGCAATGATGCCGCTCAAGCAACTGCCGCAAGTCAGCCTAAGATTGTTAGTGCTGGTGCTTTGGTAACAGGTGGTATTGAATTTGACGGTTCAGGCGACAAGTTATCCGCAAGTTACTCGGCTACTACGAGTAGTGTCTTTAGTGTAAGCACTCCACACGTTGTTGGCTCTAAGGGTCTTATTGGATTGGGAACAAGCGCAAACAAAGTGGCTATATTTTATAGGGCGCTTAATCAGTTTACTCAGTTTGCTGGAGAAACCTTAACGTCATCCGCAGGATATTCAGTTGATGAGCAATACTTACGTTTTGATTTACTTGCAGGTGCGTCGTCTGAGATTGCAGTAAATGGCTCAATTGTAGCACAAGGTTCATCTGGTTCAAACGCACACGCAGGTATTTCAATAGGCGATACATTTTACAATGATTCTTTTGATGGTTCTATTGCCGAAGTAATAATTTACAGTTCCGACCAATCCGACAAACGCAGAGCAATCGAAGAAAGTATCGCTGCTGCCAACGGAATTACCTTGGGTTCTTTCAACCGTGACGGCTTCGTTAAAACTTGGTATGACCAAAGTGTAACCAATGAAGCAGGAGATACAGCAACAGGTAACCACGCAACTCAAGGAACGGCTGCGAGTCAGCCTAAGATTGTAAGTGCTGGGTCTTTGTTAAATGAGTTAGACTTCGACGGAACTGATGACCATTTGGACTTAACATCTGTTTTGGGGATTACATCCGCAGCTGCAATATTTACTGTAGCCGAGTCAGGTGGAGGGCAGGATAGAGCTATTATAGACAACCGTGACGGTGGGTCTGATGGGTTTAGACTTATAACCCTTAATAATGACTTAGAATACAGGTGGCAAAGTGCTACTGTAGACACAGGAACAAACCTTGGAACTAATACT